CAATGGGAAGAGTGCCCCCCACACGGCCGGCAATCTGTTTACCACCGGTGACTGCTGCCATAAAACCTTCAAAAACAAACCCAGCGGAGGATTCACTATAGTCGTTCAGGCATGCTTGCAGTGCTTCGATGATCATCATCATGTTAAGGATGGCATTAAATCTATCGCCAGTCCCTTTTCTTTGGGCGCGCGCTGGATCAACAAAACTATTAACGTGATCGATGCGCGCCTGAATGCTTGGCTGTCGAGTGATAGACGCAAATATTCTATCAATGTCTTGTCTTGACTGACTATTGGGATCTCCCCATGCTTCGTTGGGATTGAGTTTCGGAATGTCGATAGACATGCTAAAGCGTTCAGCTTCTGCTATCGGCTCCAAGCCGGGTAGCTGGATGTCCATAAACTCTTCGACCATCTCTCTCAATAGTTCTAGTTGGGTCAGAGGTTCCTCTTGTTCCCTCACTTCAATAAACATATCTTTCATAAAATTTGACATTCTCTTTCCTCTAAATTATAATGTCGGCAATGCCGTACTCTACAGCTTCTTCTGCAGATAAATAGACATTAACTTTGCGCTCTAACAGATCTTTTAACTGTTTCTTGCTTAAGTTAGTTTCGGCGACAAGGCACTCAATGTACATCTTTTGGATCTGCTCTACTGCTTCCATCTCATTTAAGAGATTGTGCAGGGGGCCATGGTTGCCGCCGATTACAGAATGGATCATGACGCGGCAGTTCTTGCCTATTTCTCGTTTGCCCTTAGTGCCAGCGGCCAATAGAATAACGCCGGCTGACATAACCTTTCCTAGGCCAACCGTGTGTAGCTCGGTTGTTTCTCTGACGTTTCGCATTACATCGTACATTCCGAACATGTCGTCAGCGGAGCCACCGTATGTAGAGATATAAAACTTAATAGGTTTTTTGTCTTTCTTGTTTAGCTTGTTAACCTCATCGAGATACAGCATAGCGTGAATAAGTTCAGCCACTCTCTCCTCAGAGACATCTGAGAACAAGCCAATCGTGCGCAGATCGGGCTCAGACGGCCTCTGTTGACTCTGCTGCTCCATTAGCATCTCTGCCAGTTCCTCTTCTAGTTCAGCCATATCAACTACCTGAACTTTTTGTTTAGGGGCGCCTTGGCTTTTATCCCCCACTTTTGTTATAATATCTAAAATTTTACCGATCATCCGCCCATCCTCCAAAAATTAAAAGCGTCTTCTTTGTTGTGTCGTAAGAATCTCATTGCTGAGCGCCAATCGTCAAACTCTAGGTTTTCCCGAAAAGTTGGTGGAGTATTGTGAATAATATCTTGTATCGTGCTATTTTTAAAATCTTCCAAATCTTGTTCAAACTTTATCTTGAACGCTTTTATAACTTCTTCGTCTTGTTGTGATTCTTTTAGGTAGCGCTTCATGCTATACTCCGAGACTGCGTACTGTTCAACTATCTTGGCTGCCATCAATAAGTAGGCAACCCGACTTGATTTCAGTAATTTTAATGACACTCGGGTAGCGTTTAAAAAATAAAATGTCTTACACGTAATGTAGCCAAATATAAATACCAAAGCATGTAACCACCAAATATCCATGATACTCCTAAAAAATAACCACTGGGGGACCAGTGGTTATTATAATCGCTCGCAAAGCAATTGTCAAATGATTATTTGGTTAATCGTGTCATGATGCGCTCGGCAAGAGCATCCACCATGTTTTCTTGGTCGTCTTTTGCTTGCAGTCGTGCTGCAACGCGCTTTGCAACCTCGTTAACGAGATCTTCTTGGTTTTCATACACATTGCGCATGCCGGGAAGCTCTTCTTCCTCGTCATCCATAGCCATGTCGGTGTCCATCTCGGCGTCCATGTCCATCGCGTCAGCGTCTTCCATGTCATCGTCAGCGGCCATCTCATCGTCCATCTCTGTAGATACTGGCTCACCAAGGACATCCTCTAGAGCGGCCTCAAGGGCGCCCATGAAGTCATCAACAGATACCATACCACCTGCACCAGCGTCGGCGCCCATGTCCATTTCAGCATCCATGTCATCCATGCCTGCATCCATATCCATTTCTGCATCGTCCATGTCCATGTCTGCATCGCCCATGTCCATGGCAGCATCGTCCATGTCTTCGTCTTCATCGCGAGCACCGGGTGCCTCGCCGTACATCTCTTCCATCTTGTCTGCACCGAGTGGTCGGAGTTCCGCCAACTTCATAAAGTTGCGAATCTCGGATTCGGTTAAAAGGTTTTTGCGAGCCATCTTGTTTTTCTCCTTGAAATGAGTCAGTAATAAATAGTTGTGTATTTTGTAAAAACTAGTATTTTTACCAATACTTTGCACGTTGTTTCATCTTAAGTAGTGCCTTTTGCTCAATTTGCTTTACGCGCGCAAAAGATATATCGAGCCTTTCACCGATTTGCCTTAGGGTCATTGGCCCGTTTTCATATATTGAAATTAGGGAACAATTGTACTCTTCAGCATGGTCTATCCATAGGCGGCACTCTGTATGTGGGCACTCTTGATCCAAATCTTTGCATTTTCGCGAGCAGGGTCGGAGTCCGTCTTTATTCATAACTCGGGATGCTCCTCTGCTATGAGGTCGAAGATATTATCTATCTGGTCTTCCGAAAAGCCTGTATCGCTCAGAAGTTCGCTACCTTTCTGCTTCAGTTTCTTTGATTTGGTTTTCTTTTTTATAGACTGGGTTTTAATGTCTTCTATAAAGCTTAGGATTCTTTCGTCCTGTTCAAGATAGCCTGAAATAATTGCCCGAAAGAATTGGGATTGCCTTAAATCATCGTGCCTTAACCGAATTACTAATTTGGCATGCCGGTGATCATTTTCTGTAAAGACTACTTTCTTGTTCATCTTTCCGTAGTCAACTGGTTCTTGATCTACCATTTTCTTCCTTTGATATGTGTACCGCTTTCTGAAATTCCAGAATTTGTCTGACGAATAAATTTCGCCGTGGCGGCCAATTCGCTTATCGTTCGTGCCCCACTGTAGGAGAGACCTGAGCGGATACCTCGTTCTAAATCTGCCAGGATATCCCCTACAGAACCTCGGTATGGCACGTTGGCGGACACCCCCTCATGCGATGAGTAGCGGCCGCGCCAGTTGACTTGTGCTTCCTTGGAGGCCATGCCGCGGTAGGTCTTCCATCTTGTTCCGTCTGGCTTCTCAAAAACCTTGCCTGGCGTCTCGTCGGTGCCGGAAAATAAAGACCCACACATAACTGCGTCGGCGCCGGCTGCAAGGGCCTTGACAATATCTCCGGAGTTTCTGATTCCCCCGTCTGCTATAATAGCGACGTCGCGGTCTGTCTTTGCGCACTCAAAGATCGTATGCAATCCTGGTACGCCATGGCCAGTCTGTATACGGGTAGAGCAGATAGAGCCGCCGCCGATGTTACAGCGTACAGAATCAGCGCCCCAGTCAGCAAGATCGTTGACCCCTTGCAAAGTGGCTACATTGCCGGCCATCAGATGGATATCCGAGCCGAATTCTGCCCTCAGGTTTTGAAGGGCCTCCTTCATCATTATGTGATGGCCGTGAGCGACATCTAAACACAAGAACGATGCTTGCGCGCTGACCAAAGACATGGCGCGGGCCATATAATCATCGGTAATCCCAATCGCGGCGCCGACAAGGCCGGCCGAGCCCTTAAGCTCAGTCGTCATATCTTGCGCCATGGACACAAATCTAGATTGCATTTCAATCGAGTTGTAGCGATGAATCACGGAGGTGCCGCCGCTAATACCAATGGCGATCGCCATGGCAGCCTCGGTGATGGTGTCCATCGGAGAGGCGATTACTGGCAGCTTGAGTGTGACGTTGTTTCCCAGGTCAGTCGAAATAGACACTTCGGAGCGGCTCTTAATGTCAGAATACTGGGGCGCTAGCAACACATCGTCGTAGGAAAAAGTTTCTTGCATTATTTTTCTCCATCCGTCTTCTTATTTTCCATTGACTTTCTGTATGCCGCGGATCTCTTGAAGAGTTCAGCCTCTGTTATTGCTCGGCCTGGCGTGCTATCTTCTGGTGGAGGCTCCTCCGGGGGTGGCTGCGCCATGGGCGGAGGACTAATCACAGCACCCCACCTGCTCTTGAGTGTGGTGAAGGAACTCTCTAGGATAGCGTACTCCCCCAAAGCTTGGCGGATCTCCTCAAGCGTGGCGTTGCTGTCTCCTAATAAATTGTCAATCTTGTTGTATAACTCAAGGTGATGTGCGTTAAGATATAGCAACACTGCTTCATATTTTCTTTTCTTGCTTAAACTCATGTTATTTTTCCTCCTCAATAAATTGTTTAATTTCACTAACTGTGTACCAAGTCTTCTCGTTGGGTTTTGTCGGATCCCCCAAGATTCTCACCTTCGGCTTGCGAGGTGTACTGTAAGTCTTGATAAGTGATATTGTTGGTACACCGTTAAAGTTTAACTGCTTCTCAATACTCGGATGGCTATCCACATTGAAAGCGAAGAAGTGGATATCTTCGTAACTTTCGGCATTGGAAATATCATGATAGTATTCCTTAAGGTTGTGGCAAAGGTGGCAATCGTTTGAGTAAAACTTTATAACGCAAGTTGCGTCTTCCTTAACCTTGCCGGCAATAATTTTCTTTAAACCATCAATGGTTATTCTAGACACGCTCATTTTCTAATACTCCTTTTGCTTTCTCAATACAATGCGGACAGAATAATCTGACCACCTCTTGCTTCACAACAACGCTCCACGAGTTGACCATCTCTCTGTCCTGTTTATCAAATGGTTCTGCGCATGCGTCACATTTCTGTGGCAACTTACCAAAGTGGGAAATTTTTTCGGCGAGGTTTTCGCTGGCATCCTTCCCCATCTGTTTTGCTAAGGCTCGGCGCTGCTGACGGCTCATCGGTTAATCCCCTCGACGCGCCAAAGTTCATCGCCGCCGTCGAACACAACCACTGCTGATGGGAACGGTGCCGAGTTCTTGGAGTCACCGAACTTTAGGCGCCCCTTCACAAAATGAATCTCCGAGGCCTTCATAACATAGTTATGCCAATACTTTGTATCGGTTCTTGCTGGGATGAGCATCACGACTTTAGTTCCTGTGTTCATTGCTTCATTATAACCCTTTGCAATCCACTTGTCAATACCTCTTCCGTATGGTGGGTTCACAAAGGACGTGAAGCCCTCCCAACTCTTACCCAGGCCGTCTTCAGCTTCGGTAAAAAAGTTAGCACACTTTGTATTATGGGTGCTCGCGCAAGGGTCCAAGTCAAAGGGTCCGAAGCGCCAGTTTAACTTATCAAAAAAGTCTTGTGGGGTTGCCCAGTTGCCAGTGGCAGAGCTAAACATTGTTTTTTGTGTATCTTTATTCATTGTTTTCCTTTAAAAGTTGTTTAAGATGTTCTTCGGGGTTTTTGTTGTTTAGTTTGATTCCCCATTCTTTCACGTCAGAGACACTGATGCCGGGATCGTTTATGCGGGAGCCAAACAGGTTCTGCTTAGTGAGCCTCTCAAGCTCCTCTTCGTCCCAGCCCTGGTCTAACAGATGTTGCCTGGCTCGATTCCAAGAGTTCATGCCGGCGCGGCCAGCGTGCCCTTCGTTTTGTTTGGTGATGACTTTATCATAGAACGGCTCCAAGTCTTTCTGGAAGCACACATAGTGCTCCACGAACTCGCCATCCTCGGTAACCGTACTGAACAATGAAAAGTCAAAACCCTTTTTCCAAGCCTGTACCTTCATGGTTCCCATCCTGCTAGAGGTAGAGAAGTGGCCGCGCGACACACTAGTGCTCTTCAGTTCACACCTGAACTCCTTGCCCTCAACAATGAGGGAGCCATCAGGTACATACTTGTTTGAACGACCAGGACCCGGCGTCATACCGAAACGTTGAAGTTGCTTGTTTTCGATCTTGTCGTCTTGGCGAGTCCTATTCACCTGTGCTCCCTAGAGCACCGGCGCCTCTATTGCTTATTGTCATCGGATAGGTATATAGAATGTCCTCTGTAGTCTCCATTGGCCTGAAATGGACTACGGGGGTCATGACTAACTGAGCAACTTTGTCGCCAGGAGACAGGACCTGTATTGTGTTGCCAATGTTGTGTAGGTTAATAAACACTTCTCCATCATATCCGGAGTCCACCACGCACGCCCCCACAATAAGGGAGCGCTTGGCAGCCACGCTGCTGCGGTTTTTTACCTCCAGCATGTAACCGTGGGGTACCCCAAACTTCAATCCCGTTGGCAAGATCTTGCTGTCACCTGGATTTAGAAGCACAGTTACTGGATCTTCCGGGGAGAAAAATACGTCAAGGCCTGCATCCGATGGATTAGCCCTCTCGGGGCTAATCGCATTGGGGCGCACTTTTGCGTACTCAAGAATCATCAGAATTTCCGCTAAACATTTCAAAGTTTTCTACTACCTCATCGATGTCGTACTTTTGCTTGAAAAGACGGTATGCCTTTACTGCTGATCGAATTTCATCCGTGTTGAGCCATCCGTTCTCTCGGAACTCTGTGCGTAGTTCACGCTTTTGTTCCTGAAAGGGTTCGATACACTCTTCAATTGCTGCCAGTGAGCGGATGTACTCCTTGACATAGCGCTTGCGCTCTTCATTTGTTGTAGCCATTGTGGCCTCCTTTGTTACTCTAATAGTATAACAAGTGTGGGAGGCGCCGTCAAGTTCTTTTCAGAAGTTTATTCCAAATAACTGAGTCATGAATTTTTTAATCAACTCATCCTTTTCGTGCTCCGACTCACAGTCAGCAAACAAATAATTGTATGTCGTCTTACTGTGGGCGATGGCATGTTTTAGGGCCTCTATCTCTTTCTTCATCCATCTTATTTGTTGTTTATAGTTCTTTGGGGTCTTGATCCCCAGTTCTGCAGCTATCTCAAGGACAACAAAATACTTTCTATCATCAAGAGCGGACTTCGCTGCGTTAAACTTTGCTATTTTCTTTCCCTTCTCCTCGGTCGACAGCGCCGCAGACAACTTATCTGGATGCAACTCCATGGCCACCTTTTTGAAGAGTGCCCTGAAGCATTCGTGCAGTTCCGCTTCGTCCTTTGTCATCTCGTATTCGTTTGATGGCTCTGGGTCGGGCTCCGAATTCAGAACCTTTGGTTCACTATACTTTACCAACTGCTGCTGCATCTCTGTGAGGGCTTCCTTGACTTGCTCTACCTCTTCCACTTCCTCATCGACGCCGTACATCTTTCTGATTTTTTCACTGTTCTTTTTGTTAAGTCGTTCGATATCATAGCTTAGACGCTCACAAAAGTTATTATAATACTTTTGGAACTCGGGATATGCATCGTGAATGATCGATTTTACAAACTCACTCTCTTCATTTAAATAAATTAATTCGTTCAAAATGCGCTTCCATCTTAAACTATCAGTTACACCCATGATTGGCCCTCCCTGTAACTAGGTGGGGTACCCTTTACTTGAAATCAAATTCAACTTTTGTTTTAATTTTCATCTCTGGGACGTGAAGATGGTTAGCCAGATTATGTTTAAGGCACTCGTCTGCCTCTAAGAACCAATCAGAATGGCCCTTGTCGTGAACGATATCAAGAAAGTAATCTTTATGCTTGCCGCAGTTCTCTGCCATCATGCTATAAATCTTCTGATTTAGGCGGTCGGTCTCTTCAGCAGATGCCTTAATCTCTTCAACTTTTCCCCAACCCATCGAACTTACGTCGTGGATCATAAGAGTGGCATCGGGGTCCATATACCGGTAGCCCTCGGCGCCGAAGCTAAACAAGATGGCGCCGCAGGACATCGCCTTACCCTGAACAATGGTCGCTACTGGAATGCGACTATGCTTAATATCTGATATCATAGACATCAGGCTGTAAACTTGGCCGCCATAACTATCGATAATGATTGGTACAAGAGGCTGCCCTGTGTTCTGCGCCTTCATCATTGCGCCGGAAAATGCTTTGGCATTTGATTCATCGAATTTCGACAGCCGGATGACAACAGGCAGGTCATCGATGAGGCTTGGCTCTTTCAGCAGGGGACTAAAGTACTTTATGATATTCACGGGGGAAACTCCTTGTATAAAGTATGTAGTGGTCACCCCAACAAGCGGAATGTTTTCCAAAGAGCATAAGTTGAAAATCCCCAGTTCTCATTGTAGTCTAGCTTTGCCATATATGGGCGATTTAACTGAATACGATCCTTGTGTGGTTTGACTCCCCAGCATCGGATTCTAGTAACTTCGTTATTAGAATCAATGACTTCCACAATCCAATAAAGTTTACCGTTCTTTGTTTTCCGCTCTGTTACCTTTCTGGGGATGAACCAGCAAACTTCAAGCTCTGGATCAAACTCCGAGATAGGTGGAATAAACTTTTCTTGTAGTTTCTGGATCGTTTCCAGGCTGATGACCAGATTGATTGGGAACACTCCCGTCAGATCTGTCTTAAACTGAATGATTTCTTCTTCGGAGAAGTCGCCCTCCGGTCGATAGAGTTCAACGTTTTCTGCAAACTTCTTCAGGTTCTTAGGTCGCTCTACAACGCAGGCAGACCAAAAGTGCTTGCGGCCAGAGAATCTGTCATCGACAATAAGATCTAAGGCGCCACCTCTACACAGAGCATCGAGAGCCTTCTTATTTAGCTTGCTGTATGACACCCCCTCCCGAAACAAAAGGTCTTCTGCATTCAAGAATGGCCTGTGGTCGAGCACTTGCTCGATGGCTGTTGCGCCTAGACCCTTAATAGATGTGAGCGGCTGGATAAGAGTCTTACCGTCGTCACTAATTTCCCAAACCTTACCAGACTTATTTATATCAAGTGGTGCAATATCAAAGCCGTACTGCTTTGCAATGTTGATCGCCTTCTCTTTGCGTGTCTCGGGCTCTTTGTCCAGAAATGCAGCCATCCACTCAGCCGGATAATAATTCCACAGCCATGCACACTGGAAAGAAATAATACTATACGATACCGCATGCGACTTGTTGAAACCGTAGCCGGAGAAAAACTCAAACTTATCCCAAAGTGACTGGGCCTCATCACGGCCGATCTTATTCTTAACACAGCCGGAAATAAACTTAGCGTGCAGCTTTTCTTTAACAGAACCCTTGCCAGTTCCCTTCTTGGTGAGCACCTTACGAAGCATGTTGCCCTCATCAAGAGTCAGGCCACCCAGTTTATGAGCCAGGAGAGCAATCTGCTCTTGGAAGATAAGGAAACCAAATGTCTCCTGTGTAATGTCGTGAGCATCATCATTTAAATATTTGATGTGATGCGGGCTCTCCTTGGCGTCGACGTACTCATCATGCACGCCAGCGGACAAAGGGCCCGGGCGATAGATAGATGTGATAGCCGATACATCGATGATGTTGCGTGGCTTTGCTCGCACACAGAACTGCTGGGCACCTTGCTCTGTAAACTGGAAGACCCCAGCCCATCGGCCAGTGTGAAAAACATTTTCATATACTTCTTGATCATCCAGATCGATCACTTCAGGGTGCAAGTTCTTCTCATAGTACTCACGCACTTGCGCGAATGTTGGACTCTCAACACCGTGATGGCGCTGGAGAATGTGCTCGATGCAACCCTCCATCATCTTGAGAGTGGACAAGCCGAGCAGGTCGAACTTAATGAATCCCATCGGCTCAAGGTGACGGACGTTCTGACCTTCTGACCATGGGGCCTGCCGTACGCCTCCAGAGTTAATTAGGGGCATGTTCTTATCAAGGTTTTCAGCAATCACAACTCCGCCGGCATGGCGAGAGCATGAGCGAACTTGACCAACAAGACCCTCAACGTGCGTCTTGACGGCAGGATGAGCAGCAAGATATTTCTGCAGCGATGGGGAAAACTCGATGACCTCCTCCCAAGTCGGGACGTACACGCCGGCTTTAATGCCATGCTTTTGCTTGGCTGGTGTAGTGGCTTCACGCATCATGATTGATGTAACCGTATTGACTTCAGTAAAAGGAATGTTATAAAGCTTGGAAATGTCCTTGATCAAAGACTTCAACTGTAGCGTGTTCCAGTTAGAGATCGGCGCGACACAGTCTGTTCCCCACATCTCGACGAGCTTTTCTTTCAGCGCCATGCTGTCAGATACATCATAGTCAATATCCGGATAGTCCTTTGCATCGGAGCGTAGGAATCGTGAGAACAGTAGGCCATGCTTGATCGGGTCTACCTGTGTAATGTTCAGGGCGTATGCAACCAACGATCCAGCAGCAGAGCCGCGGCCCGGGCCTGGGAGCATCATGTCGACTGCCACATCGACAATAGACTTCATTGTTAGGAAGTACTTAGAGAAGCCTCGATCATCAATAACATTGAGTTCATGTTTAAGGCGATTGGTGTATTCCTTGTTGGTATGCAGATTCTTTTCCTTAAGACCCTCTAGAGCAAAGTTTACTAGTGCTTGTGTGGCAGTAAAGCCGGCAGGCACAACGAACTCTGGTAGCCTAACGGTGTTGTCAGGGAGAAACTTCTCAATACGATCAAACGCAATCCTGTGGCTCTCTTCAATGCTCTCAAGAACAAGGTCATCATCATACTCAAAGCCTTGTTCCTTGGAGTATTGTTTGTAACTCTCCCACATCTGGTCGCCGTTCTTTGGATACAACTCGTAACCAATCTCTTCGACACCCTCTGGCAGTTGGGACTCATCCTCAGCCCATGATGGAGTGCCTTTCCCAAGCCAGCCAAGACGCTTATAAAGTTCACGGTCCTTCCAAGCTTCAGGGTCTGGATAGTGACTGTCAGCGGTGGTAAGCAAAGAGACACCAAACTCTTTGGCAACCTGAATAACGTATTGATTCAGTTCATGTTGTTCTTTAATGTTGTTCCATTGGATCTCAGCATACCAGCGATCTCCAAAGATATCTACCATCTGTCGTGTAGACTCTCTCATGGCCTCTAGGACGGCTTCTTCACCTTCCTCCCGGTATTCCCAGTAGTTACCAGCGTAAACGCCGCCTAGGCATGCTGACGAGGCAATGATACCCTCATTGTACTTCTTCAAGAGAGCGTAGTCAATACGCGGGTAGCGATAGAAGTTTTCTGGCTGGTAGGACTCAGAGACAAGCTTGAACAAATTGTTAAGCCCTGTCTGGTTTTGTACTAGCAAAACTAAGTGCCTACGTCGCTTGAGGATGCCCTGAGTCTTCTTGCTATCGCCTTCGTCTTCTACGGTGGCGCCGGACTGGGCGTCCTTCTTAATTGCGCGTGCTCTCTTCTTATCTTCCATCGCCTGGTTATAAGCGTCGTGCCATTCTGCAATCGACGGGGTGAAATATGCTTCGCAACCAAAGATGGGCTTAAACTCTTTACCCTCTTCTTGCATTTTCTTTGCATGCAGAACTTGACCTGCAAGACCGTTCATGTTGCCGTGGTCTGTGAGAGCCAGGGCGTCGGCGCCATTACTATAAGCGAAATCCATGTGCGCGCTTGGATACCCGATGGCATCAAAAATAGAACCTGCAACGCTGTGCGCATGCAGTCCTACAAATTTAATCTTCGATTGTGTTCTCTGTGTCATTTACCCTCCCAGATAATTTAATGTATACTGTCCATATAACCGGTACTGCGATAGGATGCAAGCATAAAATCCAACTAATTGGAGCGCCCGTCAAAAACCAAGGGTGTACCTCGGCCCCAAGCCACAGAAACAGCAGGGGAAATAGAACATCCTCTATGATCTCCCACACTATAAATATTATAACAAATGCGGTGCCATAACGCAAGAGATCTTTTTTAATATTCTTAATTTTATAGTGCTCAAGCTTATGCTTGATTCGATGTATTAGCCATTTCATAATTACTATTCCTCATGCGAGAACTTCTCATGCTTGTGAGGCCTAACTAGTTCTTTGTAGGGCTTTTCTATAATGTTATCTGATGCTAAATAGTCTATATATTGGCCCCAGGTGGAGCCATCGTAAAACCAATCAACCTCTACCTTTGTCGCTCTTTCTTGTTCTGTCGCCAGAGGTTGGAAGATCTCGCTCAGAGGGAAGCGACGGGCTGACCATCGCTGACTCAAGGGGATCTTCTGCGTGGGGTATTGCTGGCCTGGTAAAGGGGGTAAATACTCCCGTGATGTTTTTTTGTTGATGTGTCGTCGGCATAACTTAAAATCTTCTCCTGTCATCGTGAAAGAAAGAGGTAAATCATCTTTCACTGTTTTATTTTTATGCGTAAAGAAAAAATTCTTTTCTTTATCTTTTATATATTTCCTGTGTTCTCTTACTTGTTCAACATCGAAAAGGCCCATGGGGAAAGAAATATAATATTTCTGTGGTACAATCCATTGTGAAATCTTGTAGGATGTTCGCCATGCGCTATGAATCCCGTGGATAATAGACCAGCCGTAAGAATCACGACGATCGCGATCTTTCGGATGTATAGGAACGTAGTAAATAGGTACTTCTTTCCGTTGTTCCTTGTAAAATTTACTAAATTTTCGGGCATAATAAACAGGATCATAGATCCATTCACCAATCGTTTTTCGCACAAGAGGGATTAAGTCGTCATTTGCAACTATCCAGATTGTGCTGCAGCCGGCCATGGCACACTCGTACACCGATTTCTGAATTGCCGAGAAACCATTGTCAACTGGTACTAGAATTTCTGGTACCGGGTTTTCGTGATCAGTCTTGATGTTTGCTACTGGTACTATGCCCGCAAGGTGTAATCGCATTTTAAAATATCATACTTGTCTAAGTCTCTCTTTTGGAGATTTTTTATTAGTTCTTCTTCCGAGTTCTGTATCTTTCTTATGCTGTCGGATGCTTCCCACCTAGGGTGGGTAAGGCGCCTCTTGATACGGCGCATATGTGACGTCTTTAATGTGTAGTATTTTGGACGTCCAGTAGGACTCAATCCGTTATAGGGCCCCTTGATACCCATTTCTTTTAAGATTGCTTCCATTTTAAATCTAGCCATTGTCTCGATGTAATCAGCACTAACGAGTTGTTCCTCTGTTAGCCTTGAGACAATACAAGCATCTTTAACACCAGTATTCCCATCAATTCTGTCAGATGAATAGAACCATATCTCGCTGACAAAATCATCATTTGTTGATAAGTAATCAAGTTCAAGTTTTCCTCCTCGGTTAAACGCTATGTAATCATAGCATAGATATCTGTTTTCTTTAACTGGCTGCTGGGTTACTAGGTTAGAAAGATTATCATCTCTAAGATAATAACAAGTATTAAAGCTAAATTCATATATTTTGGAATATTCATTTGTGCAAACAATTTTTTCTCCGTTATATCTCATCTTATCACAAAGATCAGACAAAGGCAAGAGCCCCTCTAAAGAAAGTAAAAAAACTAACCTCTCCCAAAGTAAATACTTCGGTATACCAATTTTTTTAAGACCAGATGGTGTTTTTAGTTCCTGTGTTGTAGTTGGGATACCAACACACTGAAGATCAAGTGTCGGTTCAAAGTAATCAAACCGAAAAGGTCGCTCCGGTTTTGCAAAGAATACAGGATACCGATTTAAATAGGCAAAGAGCAGGGCCGATAGGTTGCCGCCTATTACAATCTTATCATGTTCAGGTATCAATCTTCTTTTCGTCTAAAGCCAGCGACCAGCGCAGCCATAAAGATAACATACAAGCTGCCGCGGCTACTCAATACGCTGTTGCAGCCTGCAGGATCCTTGGGGCTTGGCCCTCTCGCATTCTCGGTAAACTCAAATGAGTCACCGGTGTCTGAGGCTTCTTCGTGCGCCGCACCCGTGTCTTCGGGTTCCGGTGGTGCGCCAGTGTCGTTGTCTGTAACTGTAGGTTCTTCTTCCTCACCCTCATCTGCTGGGATGAAGTGGGGTTGCGAGATAACCAGATCGGTCAGACTAACACCGAGTTCGTGATGAAAGGGGTCATACCAGCCGGTATCGAAGTTGCCTATAAAGTTTAACTCATCAATCCTGAAGGGCATGCCTTCCTCAACCTGAACACTCAAAAAGTATTCGTGATAAGCCGACTGAGTTTCTCTTGCTCCTAGGTTTAAGTACATGTCCCAAGCCATTAGATCAGCCCGGCCATCTACAAAGACATCCCACTCATAGAGGGTGACTTCGTATTGTGTCTGCACTGAGTATTCTGACGAGTGAAAGCCTTTCACTTGAACGTTTCCTGCAGCTTGCATTTCAGCGTCGTCTTCATCGATCTTGTATTCTCCGTGCGCCATCACAGCACCCTCAGAGTCAGAGCCAATGCCATATGCGTTCTGGAACGTTACTTGGCCATACGCGTCCATACCATATGACTCAAACGGAACCGACCAGTCCCAGCGGAAGGCGCCTTGCTCACGCTCTACGTCGGTCATAGCTTCTACGCTTAGAACGGGATGTTCACCCCAATCACTCCACTCGTCTGCCCATAGTTTACATTGAGCGCCTCTTGCCCAATCCCAGGGTGCGTAGTAGCAGTCGTGGCCCGGTGTAACCCGTGTCTTGATGACGGCAACATAAAAATCTGTACCCCTATCAATCGATGATTGGAACCAGAAAAATTCCACAATGGCATCAATGGTGTTATCATAAACGTCCGAGTTCCCAACGTAAAGGGTATTCCCCTCAAAAAAGGCGTACGGAAATCGGCCCTCACTGCCAGCGATGTCGGTAGCGGTTTCAAACGATACGTCCCAGTCTCCTTCTAAGATAGATGCGCCCGAATAAGACGTCTCGCTGGCGCTTAAGTCGCTAGCGTTTGCGGTACCCATAAGGCACAGCGATAACAATAAGTTTGTAAACATGTTTCTCCTAGTTTATGTTTGATATATTATAACTCAGTTGACGCAAAGTGTCAACTATCTTTTGCGTATCCCATAGGAATCATAGCCGCCGCCGGCCCACGTTGGGTGCATTATGTGATAGCGCTGCCGATAATGTGACCACCCTAGGGCATGACCCATTTCATGCTCCAAGACACGCTCTTTACGTGCATGTTTGGGGAGTATATGAATCTTTGCTTTTAAAATTTCGCCTGTTTTGTTGCTGACATAAAGACGCGTCGACGCCAGATGTGTATCTGAAAAACCACTCTCGGGTAAAGTGACGATGATTTCGCCGAAACGAGGTTCTGCGCAAGCGGGCGAAGAATCGGGAATCACCCCATCAAAAATGTATCCGTTCTTTTCCCAATATCTCATTGCGCGCTGGACTCTAAAAAATGGAACCTCGGCGGAAGCGCAGACCCTTATTGTCGGCTTTATAATCCATTCCGCTTTTTGCTGTGGTGTCCCAATCGCAAACATCTCTACAACGTGGGGGGAATTTATCTTAAGTGGTGGAGGCGGCTCGTAGACTGGCTCGATGATCATATTGCAATATATCAAGATTGATACTATAAATCCCATACGGTAAATAGGCGTATGCTAAAATACTATTCTTTCTGTTTTTTTGGCCAGTCTATAATGTCAATATCATGTTTAGTTTCTTCAAGAAGGGCCTTGATATCCAAGCCAGCGCAGTCGATCTTTCCCTTGTTTATGTGGTAGTGACTAACGAAACCTTTAAAGTTTCCGTATGCTACCTCTTGAACATATTTGCTTGAGGTTTTTCCAAACTGATTTAGGGGTGTCTCAAAAGGAATCCCAGTTGCCCCGTTGATGGCGCGCCAGAGAGCCTTAAGCGCATCTATTTGTGCGGGATAGAATCCCATGAAAGGCGCTAGATTGCTCCCATGAACCCACACGTCTTCAAGTATAGGCCTTTCACCGAAGCCATTCTTTTTATACCAATCTTGATACTTGGGATAATAAGCATTGCTGATTTCTACCCCAATGGACGGCCGATTTGTTCGTGATGAACCTGCGTGCCATGCTGCATGTTGCATGTCTAGAGTTTGGTAAATTGTTCCGTCGTTATCAATAAGGAAGTGTACTGAAATGCCGCGCCTGTCAAGGACACGCTGGCAAGAAGTAGCGTTGAGGCAAACATCCCAGTGATTCACAAAGTATCTTACACTTCGTTTGGGGCGACCAGAGTAATCATAGTAATGACCAGGTTTGGTGGCCAAGCCGCCTTTCTCGGACCAAAGAACAAACTTGTCCCACTCAATAGGAAAAAACTCACTATTGTATATAATGTAGTTAGAGTAATGACAGTCCCGAGGTTTGTATTCATCAATGGCGGCCTGTCTTGTCGTCCACAATCTTCGGAAAGTACTTGGACCGCACAGCCCATCGGCTGCTATTAACTGTGCCTTTTGCCATTTTTTAATAGCTCGGACAAGCTTGTCATCGAAATACTTTTCTCCGAACCATGAAGGCTCCCAACCAAGCTTTTTTGACGAAGCTTCGTTGTAGAAATTCTTGTCCATATACTGCTGACCCCCCCCTGGGTCGTGTTTAATCGACTATCCCAACTACGTAATTGTCCAGAATAATGTTGTAATTAGTTTGATCAATCTTAATTTGCTCGATCATAGAGCGATCAACTATAATTTTAGATTCTTCACATAGATTAAATCTCACATCATCAGCAGAATCAAGAACGCTAGCAACAGCAAAGTTTTCCTTTTCTGGCTCATAGTCCTCGGGCAATACAATTAGCGATTGAGTATCGACCTCTCTTTCCGGGGGTACTTCAATCAAGATGTACCGGTTTACTGGCTTAAACATTTACTTCTCCTTCGTTTAAATTTCGCACTGGTCTCCATCACAATATTTTGTACCGGATCCTGCAGTTTCTGTTTTGATTCTATGGATGGGTGTCACTTTGTTGGACATTTCTTCATATTGTTCTTTGGTAATTGGTTCGTAGGGCGCCTGTTTATAACCAGTTTCACTGAGTTTTAAGAAAGAGACTGCCTTGAGCCTTGTCTCATACATCTCTAGCGCGCTTTGGATGTGCTGTGACTCGCTTTCATTAAACGTAATCGTAACAGAGACCGCGTTGTCTGCCCAATAGTGTTGATATTGTGCTGCAATCTCAAGCTGCTCCCACATGCTAACATCTTTCTTACCCTTAGTGAAGTGTTCCTCTTTGACCGGGAACTCAACAACTGAAGTGTTGGGCGAGTATGCATCGTCTTCAATATGATAGCCTGCCTTCTCTAGATCTGTCAGCATGGAGGATGTCTTTGAAAATCTTATGCGTCTAATGTAATATTCGTCCTCAGGGAAATGAATCCCAGGGGTTGAGCCATTTAACAACGACACAGTGCCCGAGGGCTTGATGGACGTCACTTTGATAGATCGGGGAACACATAACCAATTAGAATACTCGGTATCCAGTTTCCTAACATGATCATAGGCTTGGTCGCTCCACTCTAATAGGTTTCTGCGGCCGTGCTTCTTAAACGCCTGGATGATTCCTGACTGGGAAAGTCCGATTCGGCGGTTCTTAAGCATTTTTGCATTTGTTTCTGGCCAGTGTGTGTTGACAAGGGTAACCGTCTTGCCATATAAATAAGCACACTTGAGCGTCTTTACATAGTCTTCGTAGTCATCATGCTTCGCCGGGAAAGTTTCCACCAAGCAGCACATTTCAGCATTATGGAGACTTTGTTCGACGCAAGGATTGAATCCCACGACCTCTGCATCGTCATAGTTAACGCCATCTTTGAACCTACCGTATGCGCGGGCATTCTCCAGCCAAATAGTTCCTGGCTCTCCATTCTCTTGGGTTTGATTTGCATGCCACCCATACTCCATACCTACATGCGCAGCGTACGAGTTGTTGGAGCCCCATCGGTGATGATACAGTTTCTCCTGATCATTCTTCATCTCCAGGTAGCGGAAGTCATCGTGCTCACCAAGCGCAAGGGCCGCCGATCGGCGAACATTGCCAGATACGACACAGCGACCAATTAGATTTTCTATGTCCACAATGTCAACCGATGTGATTAGTTCCCCCACCTTAGAGGAAAACAACTCTTTTAGGTTGTCATGCAACTCTATGAGTGGGCCGGCGCCTGACGATGTACCACCAAAACCATGGATGATGGCGCCCTCTGGGCGCAGTGCGCTATAGTCAAACTTTGGAATGTTGCTTCCGAATAAAAAACCATCTAAAAGAATGTGAACGGAGTTGACCCATCCCTCGCGCGAGTCATCAATAACAAGCGTATCATTGGTGAACTGAGGTTCTTTAATTGTTAGTGTGCCGGCGCCCTTAGTGTCAAAGCCCACGCCGACACCTACCATAAGAGCATCCATGATCCAGGCGAAAATGTAGCCACCCTTCTTGTCTATATCCTTGGTAGAGCGGAAAGCACAGTTAAACAGGGCGGCTCCAGTTCTCTCCTCGACAAACTTAGTGCCCATCATCCAAAGGCCGCGGCCAGGTGGGGTCCACTTTAAGTTGAACAGGCGATCATACGCGTCTTTTGCAGTCTTTTGAGCCTTATTATCGTTCCACTCTAGACCCAGTCTTACAACGTGCTCTTTCTGAATATCAAACATACCTTCGATTACGCGGCGACATGTTTGAAACCACTCCTCTGTACCTGTTGCGCCGGGTTCTGTTTCACTTAGTCGACGTGCATATGTTCTTTTGAAAGTGATGTAACCCAAGGGACCCCAAGGCACCTCGGCATTAACATATGGTTCGATGAATGAATCTGATAATCTAAATCTGCGAATATTTTCTACTGTTCTTCTCATTATTATTTCCTTTTTTTGTTATGTTTTCTGAACTTGTCGTATTTGTTTTGTAGCAATTCCTTTTGCTCTCTAGTGCCCAGAGGGAGGGGGTTGACCGGAATCATACTCTGTGCGCCTGATGGATTTATGGTATTTGCTTTTGGCATTGTTTTTATCTTAACACAAGAGGTGTCCATAAATATATCATATATGATCCCATCGGGTCCGTTTCTATTTTTTGCAATAAATATTTTGCCCGTATTATTTTGTTTGTCTTCAATCGTTCTGGAGACGGACATAATAAAGTCGGCCACGAAGCACTTATTGAAGGCCTCTGATATCTGTTCCATCGTAATTACCTCTGCGTTTAGACCTGACCGGTTTGTTTGCGATGCTGTCCAGATTGGGCACGAAAATTCTGTGGACATACCGCGCAAGTCTTCATAAATAGATTCTAGTTCGGCGCGTTTCTCTTTTCGGACAACAATTGGCTTAAGCAGATCAGCGTAATCAACGATGATTAATCCGGGATCAATTCCGCGCTTCTTTAACTTGTTCAAGTGAGCCTTGATAGTGGCTACTGACGCAGACTTAGTGGGGTATTCCTTGACGATGAGAGAGCCTTCCAGATCCTTAATGTCGTCATAAATCTCGCTTTTGAAGCTCATCAGATCGCTCAAAGGATATCCCGTGATACAACTATCGTAACGATTTGCAATGACGGTGTCCTGAAGCTCCAGGGTATAGTGCACAACCGTCTTACCCTCAAGGATGGCCTGGGAGCCGAGGTGAACAAGCACCATTGACTTTCCGGCGCCCGTAGGGGCGATAACTACACCGAGTTCACTCTTACCTAGGCCGCCACCTACAATGGCATCAATGTCCTTCCAGCCGGTCGTAACGGGCTGTCTGTGTCTGGGCTGGTAGCGCGCTTCAAAGTCAGCAAGATAGTCATGACCAAAATTGGTTTCAGATCCAAGTTTTAGCGAATCATTAATTATCTTAGAAATTTCATCAAAGGAACATGACTGCAGCAGATCAACCGACTGCAACATTGCTTCCTTGAGGTTCTGTTTGCGACAAAAATCAAGGGATTGTTCTTTTATATACTCGACTTCGTCAAGTTCAGTCGTAGAGATTTTAGTGAAGTACTCTTTTACTTGTTGTTGGGTTACTTGCTCTTCGCCGTCTAGTTCTGTTCTAAGTATGGTTGCTATTGCGTCCGCTGAGGGGTGTTTCGCATACTTATCCCTGTAAGATGTAATCTTGTCTGTGAAGACGCGCAAGTATTCTAACTCAAGAAAGTTTAAGTCTAGCACTTCCGTTATCTGATCTGCAAATGGCCTATCTTGGTATATTAATTGCACTAATCCTTCTTGGAATGTCTTACCATACTTTCCAAAATTAGTCGCGGTTACTGCCGACAAATAACACCTCCTTCCGTGTTCATAATTATAACACTTCTGCTGTAGAAGTCAAGTTATTTAACATTCTGAATTGATCTTATTCAAGTGCAGTTCCAAATCTTTCCAGTTTAATTCTCCGAAGCCATCGTCTCGCATTTTCTTTATAATTTGTATCTTATTGAAATTGCACTCAAAGTTCTCAATAGCATTCCTGACAAAGTCTTTCGACTGGGGAGAAAGCATGGGAGAATAAAGCTGCATCATTTTATAATTGTGCTCAATTATATTTTTGCCTTCCATAATATTGTTATGAAATTTTAGTTTCTTCTCGGTCTTTTCACAAAACGCCAATATATCATCGATGGTGTAATCCTTATCCGCAGCAAGAAAGCCTAGGCGATTTGCCACAGTTTTAAACCCAACCGAAGGGATCCCGGGCAAGTTGTCAGAGGCATCGCCAATAAGGGCCCGGGCGAGCGCCATATTGCGTGGATGTACTCCGAGTTCTTCTATAATCCGGGCCTTGTTATAGACGGTCTTGCTGACCGGTCTAAAAACGACAGTCTCGTCATCACATAGCTGATAGAAATCCTTGTCGTTTGAGACAATGACCTTCTGCCAGCCCTTGTAATAAGACAGGTGCGTGATATGTGAAATCACGTCGTCTGCCTCCACTTCTGGTATCATAATTTGAATTATGGGCATCTCATTGAAATACTCCATCAGGCGCATTTGCTGCCAAACCTTATTGTGCATTTCCTCTTCGTCTGTTAGGTTCATTACACTTCGATTTAGTCGGATAGGCTTGCGGCCCTCTTTATAATTCTTATTGAGTGCCTTGCGCTTTTGTGAACCGTTGGGGCCATCCCACACGAAGATGATCTCGTTGGGCTTGGAATCTCGCACCAGCTTCTGGAGGATCTTTAGGGAACCTTTAATGCCACCGCAGGGCGCTCCGCCCATCGTAAGGCTTGGGTCCATAATATACGCACGCAAATAAAGGTTTAGGGAATCTATAATTAATACTCGTTTCTTGTCAGACATAACTTACTCTCTTATTTAGGATCTGCGTAAAATTGTTCTGCCGAACCTTCTCGGCGATCAAACTTCTGGACAACTTCTTCGTCCATCAACTTGATGATGTTGTTTTTAAACTCTTCGTCAGCCTTAATGATATCGGTCCACTTGGACGGTTGAAATTTCTTCTCATATCCATCAGGCATCTTCAAGGTATACCAGGCGCCGGCACTTGTGAGGTGTTCAGAACTTTTAACTGCGTCAAACCAGCTTTCTTCGTCGCGGATGCCAATGTCTTCTGTACCCCACAGGATGCGGAATGCACAGTTTCTGCCTTGTGTTCCAAAACGAGACTTCTCAAGTTTTACCTTGACCTCCGAACCGATACGGAAACCCTTTTCGTCTTCAACAAACGCAGACTTTGCTTTACGTCCAGTGAGCCAGATACGAAGCGAATAAGAATAATGCATCGCCTTGCCGCCGGGCGTCATATAAGGCGTGGTCATCGCAATGATGCGCGCGTTGGGTCCACTTGGAATATTTGTCTTTAACTGATTGAGGACCAAGAACGTAGCCTGCTTATCTGCAATAGGAATAATCAGCTTGGACATTCCCTTAGCTAAGATGCGAGCCTTTACAGCCATCGATGATTGGGGATTAAAGTCTCCCTCAACATCAGAGATAGAGGGCGTCAGCGCCAGTGAGTCCCAGATAAACAATATTTGTTCATCGGTTGCCCCCAGCAGTTCTTCCACCGTCTCCAGTACAAACTCCACAGAGGACGCTTGAACATACATTAATCGCTCTAGATCGCATCCTGCGCGCTCCAAAAAGCTTGGATCGATGGCAGACTCCGAATCGAAGTAAACGACCATCTTGCCTGTCTTCTGGGCGTTTGCAGCTACTTGTGCTGCCATATAAGACTTACCTGTACTTTCAAGGCCGGCAAGTTCTGTTATCTTGCCAACTGGAATGCCGGCGACCTGCCCCTTGCAGATAATGGAATCAAGCCATCGGGATCCTGTGGAAATCCACTCTTTCACTTCGGTTGGGTTTTCACCCGTAAGATCATGGGCGACATTTCTGCCGGCCTTTTTGTTAACAAGACCCATTAAGTCTTGCAACGATACTCTTCCTGCTTTCGCTTCTTTTGTTTTTCTAGCCATTATGGTTTCCTTGGGTTAAATAAAGGCGGCAGACTTTGCACCGGTCTGCCATCGGCTTTGATTCACCCTTCGATGATATCATTAATCCTTGCCAAAGGCAAGCTTTTATTTTTACTTGCTCGGGAAGCATTGGGTGAGTTGACCTTTCGGAAATCGTTAATGATTCCTCGGGCGACACATGCTGCAGCCTTATTCACAACGGACCCGCCGGCAGCCTTGTAATCTGTGGCCACAACACGCTGTTCATACAACGCTTGGCGAGTGGTGAACCACTGCTCAAAGTCGGAGTTAATCTTGGACCGACTACTGCTTAAAGCAGGGTAAAGTTTAAAAAGGACTGCCAAACCTTCTAGAAGTTCAACTTTTACCTCTTCGGCTTTTGGCCACGTTGCCTTGACTAGACTAGCTGCCAACTTGGTGCTTTGGCTACCCTGCTTAAGGGCGCGCCGAAATCCACCAATTTTTACGCGCGGGCTGTGGGTTTTTTTGCCGGGAACAAGCCCCACAATACCCCCCGTGTCTGATGAGCCGTGTACACACAAGCCGCACCTAATAAGCTCTTGACTTATGGCAAGAGCATCTTTTCGGAAGCTCTTCACATCGTGAACATAGACCTCTTCTGGGGAGGCATTCTTACGATGGTAGAGATTTATGTCCGTGAAAAGCTCATGGTACTCCTCCATATCTTTTACTTGATAAATCATCGCGGGGATTTCCTCTGCGTCGGGAAATGTCAATATAAACATATGACGGCGATGGTCCCCATCAAGTAGTTTAGGCTCGATTCCAGAATCAATTGGAAACATCGCGACTGCGATTGGTCCGAACAGATTCCAGTTCCACCCATTTTTGAGATATTTGGAAATCAGCTTTCCGTTAGTATCTCGATTTACATGACCGTGAATATCCACGGACACTAAGCCATACGTAGGCTGGACGTTGAGGACCTTAATTTGTCCTGCTTTTAGGGAATGCTTTCCCTGTACTTTGATTGACATGATATTACTCCTTTGTTTTGATCATGTTATTGTAGTTTTGAAGCCCGGGTTTGGGACTTATACTAGGCACTACAAAATTACTTTTTGCCTATCATCAATATTTCTCTCGCCTTCTTGGCACTATGTGTGCCGTCTTCGTTCTTTTTTCTTCTTCCTGCCGTATATGTGACATCGAAATATGTGATGTCATTTCTGCCTTGGCGCGCCTCAAAAAAGCCGTCACCAATGTCTCTATTAGACATCATAACGTATGCACCCTTGACTGTCAAGTCATTTAGGAACTTAATTACTGACTCCTGTAAATCATCATCAAAATCAACACCATACTGTGTGAACGATCCTCGATATGGAGGATCCAGAAACACATATGAGTTAGGTGTGGCGGCGCTTAAGGTCTCGCGAAAATCTCCAGTCATGAGGGTGCAGCGCTGAAGGGCCTTCTTCCACTCTAAAACATTGTCTTTATCGTATACCTTGTCTTTCTGATTTAGCAGACCAGACGGCGTGCCAAAGCGACCGTCAGTGTTTTTGTTAATCTGCCAGATTCCATTAAACCCTGTCTTCATGAGAAAATATAGGGTGGCAGCTTCTTCGGTCCTTGACCACTTTTTATAATCAAATGCATGCTCGCGTCTTAAGTCGTAGTAAAAGACCTTGCGTGCTTCTTTGTCCAAAGGCAAGTACTGTGTTGAGAGATCATCCATCCGTGTCATGAAAGCGCTGCAGTCATCTTTAACGGCAGCATAAATAGCCATGATAGATTCATTGGAATCGTTCAAAACAAACGTGGCGCTGGGGTTTTGAGCATAGGCCCATATAAACATTGCGCCGGCCCCCAAGAATGGCTCCATGTAATGATCGAATGAACCTGGGAGGACCTCTTTTTCTTTATACTTTTTCAGAAGGCGAGTCTTTCCTCCAGCCCACATAAATAACGGCTTCATACAATCTCCATAATTTGTTTAGCGACGGCTCCAATATTACGGAAGCCGGGATCCATTATAGCATGGTTTTCTCCTTCAAGCAACAAGGAAAGTTCATCTTTGTATTTTTGACCTTGAAAGGTTTTTCCCGAAAAGACCATAAAGAAAGGCTCTTCCACGGTATTGTACTTCTCACGGACTGCCCGCTTCAACGCAGGGGAAAGAAACTTATAAGCGCGTTCGTGCGCATTGCCCCCGTTATTACCTGTCTTTTTTTCCACATACAGGCGCCCCTCTGTGAGGGTGTTGATAATAAGCGTATCAAGTACGATGCCGCGGCCTTCACTGTATACTTGCAGCTTGGGCGGCTTGTGAATAACCGTATAATACGATGGCAATGCAGTCGCGATTAGGGTTGCAAAGTCTTCTTCCCCCGCATCTCCTACGATGCGTGCCCCCATTTGCCAATTGTCTCTTTGTGATAGCGCTGTCGCACCCATTTTGCCTCCTCATTAAAATAGCGGCAGACTTTTAACCGGTCTGCCAGCGGCTGTTTTTACTACTCTGTTGTAGTTGTGGTGGTGTCAGTTGTTCCACCATCAGTGGTAGTTTCGGTGGTTGTTCCACCATCCGTACCAGTTGTTGTGCCACTCGTTGTGGCAGAGACTTCTACAGTCTCACTAGCGGTTGTTTCAGTTGTTTCAGTGTTGGTGTTTGTCGACACCGCTCCCGGATCAACCGAACATGTCCCGTATGCTGTTGCGACCAGAAGGACGCCTCCGGCCACACTTACTTGGACCTTCCATTTGGCCCATAGGGACTTTAGTGATTCTAACATTATTTTCTCCTTTATGTTAAAAAATAGGGCAGAGTATTTGCGGCACCCGCTCTGCCAGCGGTGTTTCTCAAACTATATGGTTCACTTTCCGTTCATCAGTTCGTTAAAGGCTTTATCTACATCACTCGTTGGCTTGTTATACGAAGTAGTCTCACTAGAGCGGGCTTCTGCGGACTTATTGCCGCACAATTGCTCATCAAGAATACTATCAATCTGCTCTGAGGTGTGACGCTCAAAGAGAGAAGCAAAATCTGGCATGCGATCGAGGAGGGCAGGGATCGCTTCTGTATCTGCCAGAAGAGGGGAAGTATTACGCCTCATCTTCATATTAGTTTGAGGATATGCGCCCGGGGTGGTGGGCTTGGTATATGTTAGTGTGATATCCGTGCCTTCGTTGGCATCCGTGACATCACCGTATTCTGGATCAAGAATGTAACCAAGAAGAAGTTCATATGCCTTCTTTCCATATCCATACACCTTGATTCCTTCTTCTTCTCGGCCGCGGAGGACCACTGGTGAGAAGTAACGAGCACGTACGAACAGAGACTTAGCGAGCTTCTTGCTCTCTTCATCGTTGTTATCCACACCTTCTCGCCATACAGAGGAGGCAAATTCACAAATTGGGCATGACTCTCCGTAGTTACGCTTAGGGCAAAGAATACCGCCCCGATGTTCTCCAACATTGTAGTGGAAATACATCTCCTTTAGGGGATCACCATCTGATGTCGGTACAATCCGAATATCTTGGTCACCTTCGTCGGGCTTAAACCAGACTGAGTCCCTGTTATCGCCACCTTCACCGCGTAGTGAAGCCAACTTCTTTCTCATTAGTTCCATATTAATAGACATTACTTTTTCTCCTTGTTGTTTTGTTAAAGTATACTGAGCTTTCCTCAGCATCTAATGTATTACTCTTGATCGAACTTGTCAAGAGTTTTTTGTTGTTGTATTGCGTTAGTGTGGGCAACGCAGAACCCAAAATCTGGTAAATTTGTTTCGTAAATCGCGTAAGAAATTTTACGATAGGCATTCCTGGGTTTTGTTTTTAGGATGTCTACCAAACGCTTATGCAACCCTGTCTCACTCTCCAACCGCTTTTCGTTTATACACATATAATAACATAATTCGCGCTCGGTGTCAAGGTCAAATAGCCACTTTTCTTCAAGTCTTTTCATGTCCAAAAGGGACACTGCTCTTATCTTGTTGATATTGCTTGGCTTTGACACATTTCCAATGTGCGGCTCGGTATGTGCAAAATAATTTAAGTAATGCACACAAGAATAGACGGTCTCATTAAGAATGCTGTAGTACTCTTTTAGATTGATCTCGCTGTGGACTCTCTCAATATTCTCGTTGGAAAAAATAGTTAGGTTTTTAAAAAGGCCTGATCGTGCATATTCCTGTAGCACTCCGAAAGTCGTGTTCTCCACTAATCTTGGTACGCCTGTGAGCAGTTCGATATCCGGCTTGATATAGAAAACATCCAGTTGTTTCTCTCTGATCTGCTCTAATACCCCAAGTGTATAAATTGAACTCAGTGAGGAGCCCACTACAAAAACCTGCACGTGGTCTTTTAGATTCTTTAAAAACTTTTTAACTCGGGGGGCGTTCTTTTCGTACTCTTCAGGGGTATCGTACGTATTTAACTTAAACTGCGTCTTTGAGTTCTTCTCGACCTTGCTGTTCATGGTATATACCTCGTATTGCGGCAGATCTGCAAACTTACTTGCGATTGCAGACGCAGCATTGCCAATTCCGATCACAGAAATCATAGGTTTAGGTCTCCCAAATCAAAATAGTTTTGGCCGGCCTTAAGATTGACCATGAATGAGTCCAATTTGTTATTTGAAAAGACTTCTTTAATTGCCGGCAAAAGAGGGCGGTCCTCATTAGCCAAGTCAATTACCAGTTCATCATGTACAATATGTGAAATGTGACTTTTCGTGTTTTCTAGCATTTTGTTGATCTCAATTGCCCGGTCGATAACCAGATCCGAAGTTGTGCTTTGGATAAGGTAATTGAATGCCTTTCTTTGTTCCACTTTAATGCGCCTTCCGAAGATGGTCTTAATATAGCCATCTTTGTAATGTTTGTCAAGAATCAAATTGCGATTATATAGATCGCTTTCAATAATCGTAGAATCAGGATTGTACAACCACCCGAAAAACAAAGTCTTTGCTTCTTCGCGCGTAGGATTGCGTATGTCATTTGATTTGTTAAACACGTTTTCAATGTTCCATTGGTGAATGTCTTCCTGCGGTTGCGGTTCGCCGAGAAGAGACAGCACCGTCCTTACCTCCGCTCCGTTATAGTCCAATGAAATAAACCAATCGTTTTTAGGCTTTACAACCTTTCTAAAATCCTTTTTCATCGTTAAGACGGGG